ATAGGTGGAACAACTTGGGTAGCCTTTGGAGCAGGTAAGGTGCTTGTAGGTTTAGATTCTGGCGATACAGACTTTGATACTGTAGAGGAAACTGGTGGTGCTAAAACTGATTCACATACATTAACAACTGCTGAAATACCTGCTCATACGCACACATATGGCAAGTCAACTACATCTGAGGCTATGAGTATTCACGATATAACTGGACTTAGGGGAGCAGCAGATACTCAAACCAGTTCTACAGGTGGAGGTGGCGCACATACACACGACATCGTACAACCATACATAGTAGTATATTTTTGGAAACGAACAGCATAATAATTAGGAGATAGAGATATGGGAATGGTAGGACAATATGGACTAGGTGGAAATATAGGTAAGTTTATTACACCAAAACCAAAACCGAAAATAATACCAGGAAACTCCAAAAAGAGTGGTTTCTGGGATAGTGCAGCAGGATTTGCTGAAAATGCATACAATCAAAACCTAGCATCTCAGAATGTTGCTGCTAACCAAGGAATGTGGCAGGATCAAATAGCTGCTGCTAGACCTGGGAGTACAACTGGTACAGCGTATGGTGATGCTATATATGATGAGGCTACAAATACAATAAAGTATATGCCTAATCAAGCAGCACAAGGGATGTTAGGTTCTTTATACTCTCAACAACAAGGTTTGATGGATCAGGTATCAAACTTAGACCCTTATTCTTTAGGTCAGCAAATGTATGACCTAAAAAGACCAGCTATGCAACAAGCACAGGATTATCAAACAGCTCAATTATTAGAGCGTTTAAAAGCAGGGGGTATGCTTAGTACATCCCATGGTGGACAACTACAAGGTGGATTGGCACAAAATCAATATATGGCTAATCAACAGGCTTTATCTGAAGATATATTGGCTGCACAAAATATGAAAACTGCAAACTTCCAACAACAACAACTTGGTGGAGGACTGATAGATGCTATAAACACAGGTCAGCTTAATCAATTTGCTGCAAACACAAATATGGGTGTTGATGCAAAACCACCAGCATCTTTAGGAACTGCTTTTACAAATGAAATGGCAACCAAGCAAAAACAAGGTAGTGGTTTAGCTGATATATTAGGATTAGCAGGTAACGCATTCTTTCCTGGTGCTGGTGGAATTATTAAGGGTTTATTTAGTTAGGAGAATTTAATGGGATTATATGACAACATACTAGCACAAGAAAGAGAAAGAGTTGCAATGGCAGCAATAGATGTTCCTGCTGCACAAGCCACACAATATGGTGCTGCTAGAGGAATGGAGAGAATGAAACAAGGTGTTGAAAGTATGTTAGGCATAGAAAACCCTGCAATCACAGCACACAAGAAACAAGCTGCAAGAAAAGAATTACTGGATAGTATCTTAACTCAATTTCCCAATATGGAAACTAGGGCAGACTATATAGGTGCTATAAATAAGTTGTATGCAAGTGGTTTTATAGAAGAAGCTAATAAGGTGGCTTCAATGCTTAAAGATATACCTGAAGCAACAGACAATAGAACTGATGATACAAAGAAATGGGAATATATGCAGGGTTTAGCTCCAGAATTACAACAACAATATCAAGATTTTGTCAATCCTAGTTCAGTTCCTAATACTTGGGCAGAATATATAAGAACTGATGACACTCCTACTGGTGCAGAGTTTGTAACATACATGGGTAGTGGTAATGTAGAACAAACAAAAGAGTGGAAAAATTATGTAAATACTACTGATACTCCTACTAAAGAAGGTTTTGCTATTTGGATAGATAGAAATCAATCAATGGATAAATTTGCTTCTGCTAAAATAGCAAGAATATCTTTATTAATGAATGATCCTGAGTTTTTAGTTAAACCTCAAGAAGAAAGAGATGAAATACTCAACTCTATAGAAAGTGAATATGCAGACATTGATTGGATTACACAAAATGGTGTTGTTTATAACGCAGATACACGAGAGGCAATGATTCCAGGTTCTAAAGAAGTTATACCAACTAAAATAGTTGGTGGTAGGATCTATGATGCTAGAACCATGAAACTACTTAACGATGAAGGCGTTGAAAGAAAAATGGTTAAAAGGGCAGATGAGAAATGGTATTACGAAGATAATGGTGCGAAAGTCTTTGACAATGATCTTGCTATTAGTGATCCAGAAGCTAAAGCTGCTGAATTATTCAAACAACATGAGGGTGCTGTAAATAATGAAGAACAGAGAATTGAACTAGCGAAATTATTAGTTCAACAAGGTCTTGCTGGTACAGATGTATTTAGCGATATTATGTCGCTTATTAGTGAAGATGGTACTAGAGCCATACAATCAGAAAACCTAGTTGTTAAGTCTATAGAAAGACTAGGTGAAAATTATGTTAAGAGTGGCGTTGGCACAATGGACACAATCCTATCACCTATTGAAGCAGAAATTTCTCGACACATGAAGAAGGAAGTTGTTAATGGGCAAGTTGTTTGGACAGGATCATTACCAGGTTGGGCAACTGTTAATAAATATCAGAAATATCTTCGTGGTCAGAAAGGTTATGAGGCTAGAGAGTTTGCAGAAAAAGCCACATCATTAATCAATAATATTCTCAAAACTCGCTCTGGTGCTGCGGTAACTGAACCTGAATGGGAAAGATTAGTGGCTGAATATGCTACAGGCTGGACAACATCAGCAGGATTTGCTGGTTGGGTAGAAAGAATTAGAAATTATACAGAAAAAACTAGAGAAAATGTTTTAGGTGGTTATCAACCCATTGTTGTAAATAGATATATGGCAAATCAAGGTTCGTATGAAACCCTTGATGATCCTGATAATCAATTACATACAATACCAATAGGCGGTTATTTTAGAAGTGCTGAAGATGGTAAAATTTACCAAAGATAGGAGAGGTTATGGGATGGAGAGATGAAGTTACACTTATAAGTGAAGGTGATTCAAATGATTCACCAGCTAATGTACCAATAAGTACAGAAACCTATTTTCCTAAATATACTAAAGATAGTGGTGTTATTGAAGCATCAGCAGAATATCCAATTTCTGAGGATATGAATTTTGGTTATAGGAATCAAATCGGTGAGGAGATAGGTGGTGCAGCAGCAGCTATATATGGCTTAAAAAAGGGTATAGATATAGCAGCTAAGTATGTTCCAAGTCCTCATACAAGACTTGCTAAAGCAGCATCTTGGGGGATTCCTTTTGCTACTGGTGTAGTTACATCTTGGGTAGGTGGTGCTGGTGGTGAACTTGTTCAAGGTGTAGCAGCAGGTGAAGTTAAAAAAGGTGATTGGGCAGTTGCTTTAGATAAGGCTTGGGATTCTGGTAACAGACAGGCTATATATGAGGCTTTAGGTCAGACAGTCTTTGGTATAGCTGGTAAAGGACTTAAATTAGCTGCTGGTGAGAATTATAAAAACATTGATTGGATTCGACAAAAAATTAAAGCCTCTGGTGGTCAATTAACTGCCTCACAGGTTGTTGATGGTACTCTATATGATACTGTAGAGGGATTAGCAGAAGCAGCATGGGGTGGTTCTATATTAAGAGAATCTAGGGTGCAAATGGCTAAATCTATAGATCATTATGTTAATTCCTATCAAAATACTTTTTTAGAGGCTGCTGATGCAACTTTAAATACTGCTGGACTAGGAAGATTATATCAACAAGCTCATAAAGTAGCAGATGATACCCACAGAGCAGTAGGTGGTCAGAAGTTTACAGACCTACAGGAGTTATATACAAAGAAATTTAGAAAAGAAAAGTGGACAAAAGTAGACGAATCACCAATTCTTGATCCTGCTGGTAAGAACTTTGAAACAATTACTAAAGGAGTAAAAAAGGTAGAGATACAACCCATTAAAACAAAGTCTTTAAAGACATGGGCAAGAAAAGAATTAAAGAAGTTAAAGGGTTCAGGTGGTGCTGGTGCTGCCTCAGATTGGAGATACAAAGAATACGAAAAAATTCTTAAAATGGATGATGCTATTGCTTTTGATGTGGCTCAAGAAATGAGAAGTACATGGCTTTCAAAATCAAGGAATTTTCAAAATAAAGTCCATGCTGATTACAACATGAAAGATGCTGCCTCTGTTAAATTATTATCAAGGCAAATGGATATAGCAATGGATGTAGGTGCTAGAGGTCAGGGTGCTGAATTTTATAAAGAATTTAGAGCAGCAAATCAATTTTGGAAAACAGGAAAAGAACATCTTGGTAATAGATTTATAGCAAAACTAATTGCTAAAAATCCTGAAGAGATCGGTGAAGCTATATTTAAAACAGGTAATCAAGCTGAAATACAGAAGGCAAGGATTGCTTTACGATATATGCAGAAGGTTACAAAAGGCACAGATGGAGCAGTAAATTTTAATAAAGTCTGGCAATCTATGCAAACTGGTTATTTAAAGTCAATTCTAGGTGGAGCAACAGATACTACAGCAACTCAATTAACGGAGATGGGTGTTAAGAAACAGGTTGGTTCAAATGTTTCAGATGTTGAGGGTAGAGGAATGAATATAAATAAGTTAAAAGACTTGTTCATAGAAAATACACCTACAAATGATACCTTTAAGGCTGCTTTTACAGAACAACAACGAAATGGAATAAAAAACTTTGTATCTGCACTAGAAGGAGCACAAAGAAAACCAAAAGGTACTGGAACATTTATGGTTACAGTTGGTCAAGCAGGTATAGTTATAACCACTATGGCTGGTGCTGGGGTAGAAGCTGGTATGGGTGCAATCGCTGCACTTACTATAACACCTGCTATGTTATCCTGGGTATTAACTCGCCCTAAGTATGTTGCATTTCTCTCTCAAGGTATGCACACAGGAATAAAATCTAAATCTGCTGGTGGTTTATCTGCTAAATTTGCAGCAATGATTACAGATATTGGGCAAGAACAATATGGGGAGTTAACAAACTAATGCACGAAGCAAATTCAGAAAAAAATAAAAACATGATGTCGCAATTTATGGATAATTTTCCTCATAGAAGTTTGGTTAAGGCAAATGATGGTTCATGGAACAATGAAATATCTGCTGACCATATAGCAGATTATCAAAGATCACTAGATTACTCTGGACACTCTATTGATCCTGTAGAAGTAGAACAATCCATTTACGATCAAGTTTGGTCAGAGGCAGAAATACTAAAAGCTGAAGAAGCAGCAGAAGCAGGTCAGGCATTTAAAAATGCAGTTTTAGAGTTAATGACAAATCAGGGTGCGTTGGATCAAAAAATTACAGATATGGAAAAAGGGATGTTGACAACAAACCTAAAAACAGAGGCAGATAGAAAAGCTAAAGAAGTAGAAGCCAAAGCCAAAGAAGTTGAAGCCAAAAGAATAGCAGATGCAGAAGAAAAGGCAAAGATCAGTAAAGATGTAGTCAAAGACTTAGATGAAGATTCTGGTAGAAGAAAACCTGTCAAGAAGATGGAAAACCTAAGAGGTGAGAAGCCAGGATTTGTAATGGCTGAAGGAACTAACTGGTGGAGTGTAGATGAAAAAGATGACTACTGGCAGACTAAAGAAGGTCATAAAGAAGCTATGAACCTGTATGGTCAGAAACCAGCATGGGTAAAAGAATCCACTCTTGAATACAATCCTAAAACTGGCAAGTATGACTCTATTAAAAAAGAAGAGTTTGCTGAGATCAAACCTAAGAAAAGGATAAGTCTTTAATTATGCACGGAATGTTCACTCAAAAAGAGCAACAAGTCTTAGATAATTTAAGGAAGTTAGATTATAGCGAAGATTATATAGCTGCTCTTATGGCAAATATTGCTGTTGAAACTGGTTCATTCGACTACACCCAAAAACAAGATAATGGTAGTGGTTATGGTTTACTTCAATTTACAGATTCTCCTGCTGTCAAACATTTAAGTGATTATTGGGCATGGCTGAAAACAACAGGTCGTACTGATAGTGTGGAAAGCCAACTCCAGTTTTTCACAGACAATAAGAATTATAAGAAACCAGCCACATCTTCAAGGGATGGGTATGGACATGATATAGGTTGGAGAGCAAGGTCTAAATTAAATACAAGTTTCGACAAGAACCCACACATTGAAGATCCTGTTGAGCGTTATACCGAGATAATTCAAAATTACTACCTAAACCCTGGAGTACCTGCCTCACAAAAAAGGCTTGACCAAGCGAAGCATTATAAGGGAATGTTGAGTCCTTAGTTTCTAACTAAAAGGTGATATAGGTGCTAAAGGTGGTGGTCGCTTCTTATCTTTCTTTTTCTTCTTCTTACCAAACAATCTGATATATTCAGAGTCCTTTGTAAAGTCTATCACTCTATTAACCACCCATGACAATCTTTCTTATCTGCTGAATCACATATAAGTAGAGATTCGTTTGGTTCACATACAGAGTGGACAGGTGGAACACAACTTAATCCATTCATCTCATCCATCTTGTTTTGCATAACACTACATCCTGTTAGTAGAGTTACCATAACTTGTAATACTATTATTAATACTATAGTTTGCATACACCATCCTCACAATCATCATCACTTTTCGTGATAATATATTCATCATTTCTATTAGATTTAATGACAGTCGGAAATTTCTTGACTGTTGAAAAATGTTGTAGTAGATCTTGGAAACTTCTTTTCTGTGTTCGTTCCATATAACTCTCATAAGACTTCTTGTAGTCCATTCCCCTGTTAGATGCCCTCTGGGCATAGTCCTCTGACAAAAACTCACACATTTCCAATTTCTCTACAGTCATTCTAACTCCTTCATTGCGAATTTAATGTTAGGTTTATCACTATATCGCTTTCTAGCGTAAACCTCTACGACCTGTCGGTCATCCACAAAAAGAACCCCATTTAGGGAATCAAGTATTGCCTTTAGATAGTTGTCTATATCACAACCATTATCGCAATATTGTCCATTCTTTTCTTTACTTTTCTTCTTAGACCAGGACTTTGGAATCCTGACATTGAACTCTATATCAACACTAATGAGTTTTTCAGAGGGAGTCATATCCATCTCACTTGTTAGTGCTTTCATTTCTTTTCGGAACTGAGTGTACTTCTTAGGGTAATAAGTAGACCACCTGGAAACTCTTGGTCTTGAGGCAGGGCAAGGATCTATATCAAAAACCATCCTCATAATTTCCTGCATAAAAACCACCTGTAACAACATCGATGGTTTGTATTGCTGATTTCAAAAGTGTTCTCATTTCAAGATCCCTCTCACTATCTTCTTCCCTTGCAATTTCCATTACTTCTCTTAGGGTGTCGTTAACATCCTCTAATTTCTCTTTATGATTTCTTGTAAACATTGTACATAGCCAAATTATAATCTTCGTTTCTAGGTAATTTTATTTGATATTCACCACCAAAAAAATCATCAATATTTCTTAGAAATTCTACAAACTCCTCAACTTCTAAGTCTTTAGTTGACACAACATTGAATTTTTTTTTGATTTGTTTTTTGGCTTCTTTCTTAGACTCACCTATTTCTTGTGCAATTATATCTCGCCAATAATGAAAAAGCCTACTTTGAGCATCACTCCTCTTAGGTTTATCTTTGGTGATTGATATTGTTGCTACTTCACAGTTGGGATTTTCTTTCCAAAAGACCTGAACTAAAGATCTAAAGATGTCTGCTTTAGGCTTATCCCTATAGATTATTCTGTTTATAGTCATTGCACCACAATCCCTTTTTTTTACTTTCTTTCTTCTTATTAATAATTACCTTTGGACACCACAACACGCTATGTCTTACTGCGTGTTGCAGTTTGTTCTTAATAGGATGTGGTTTGTTATGACTCAGAATTACAGTCCTAGCCATGATGCTATTACAACCACCAAGACTATTCCTACAAAAATAGACATACTACGATTTTTCTTAATCATTTGCATGAATGTTTCCATAGTTTATTACTCCTAAATTAAAGTTACTTAGATAATTCGTTTGTGATGTCTTTATCTAATAATTTGTAGATAATTACGGCACTTATGATGCCAACCAAACCAGCATTACCAAGTGTCCAAACTATATCTATTATAGAACCAATTACATTCCCAGTTAGAAATGCTACATTATTACCAAATATAACTTGCAATACTATAGATAAACTGATTAATTTTATGCCAATATCAATCGAAGCATCAGCACCTTTCATAATTTTCTCTAACATATTTTCTCCTTTAAAGTAAAAATGGTGAGAGGACTACGCTTTACAGCATGGTAGTTTTAGCCTGAAACCTCTCGTAAAAATTTATTTAAAAACTATAGGGGGATTATACCAGTTTTTGCCATCAACCTTTGAGTATTTATTACTGCTCTTAGCATTTCTAATTCAATAAACTCTCTTTCATAAGGTGGATCGGCTTGTTTCCTACCATCATAAATATCATGGCAATTCAAACATAGGTACGCACCATGTATAGGAAGTGCTTTCAAACCCATACCAGCACCACTCAAGTGGGCGAATACTACAGTTTCATTATCAGGCATACAACCCTCTAATCTCATTTGGCAAGGTTTTCCTTTTGCCGATTTAGTATATTTATTTACTCTTATCAGATAATCCATATATATCAATCTCCATGTCTTTAAATTTAGAATAATCTCCATGAAACTCACACTTCACAAAACCTATTTGCCCCATTCTATTCTTAGCAACGATCAGTTCTGCTAATCCAATATCAGGTGTATCTTTATGATAATATTCATCTCGATAAACAAACATCACTATATCAGCATCTTGTTCGATTTCACCTGAAGAGCGTAGGTCGCTCATATACGGTCTTTTATTCTCTCGGCTCTCTACCCCCCTACTCAACTGAGATAATAGGAGTATGGGTATCTGAAGCTCCTTAGAAAGGTATTTTAACTCTCTTGTTATGTTACCTAATTCAGAAATCTCTCTCCCTTTGTCATAACGCATAATTTGTAGATAATCAATCAGGATAACATCAAGTTTTCTATCTGTATTCATTTTCTTAGCCATTGAAGAAATATCTTTCACGCTTAATCCACCCCTATCAACAATGCTCATATTCTTGTTACCAGCCTGTGCAAGTTTCTCGTAAAAAATCTGTTCTTCATTTTCAGATAATTGGTTTCGTTCAATTTTGTGCATGGGTAGGTTTGTTTCACTTGATACCATTTTAAGCATTAACTGTACCTGGCTCATCTCTAATGAGAAAAAAAGTACATTCTTAGAACTACTTAGGTGGTTTGCTATATTGAGGGCGAGTGTAGATTTACCCATAGATGGTCTACCAGCCAGTACATTTAATGATCCTGCCCTAAATCCTGAAGTGAGAGCATCTAAAGACTCAAAACCACTCGATAACCCAGTACCATTTACAGTAACATCATCTATATAATCTATTGTTTTAGATACAATATTCCTCATAGAGTTTTCATCACTATCTAATAATTCATTTTCTAACTTCTGAATTTCATCAACAGTTTCTTGATAGTTATCATAATCAATGTTGAACTTACATAATTCAATATCATTAGAAATTCTACAAGTACGGATGTGAGTTGCATAAACCTCAATATTATCTATACCAATACAATCTTCAGTTAAAAAAGCAAGGTCTTGGAAGTCTACTGCCCACGATATACTTTTAGGTTGTTCCTGGAGGTTGATATAATCTCTTGTAGTAAGTATATCAACAGGCATCTTCTTGTCTGTCATCTCTATAATACAACAAAATATATAACTTAATTTGTCATTACTAAAGTCATTTGATACCAAGCCAGTACCTAAGACACGATCTAAGCAAGGATCTATTAATAGACCACCTACAACAGACCTTTCGGAATCTATAGAATCAAAGGTTTTTTTTAATTCTTTATATATGGTTTTCTTGTTAGTTATCATTAGAAGTCTGAAGTTCTTATTCGCCTATCATCTGCCCAATGCTCTGTTTGTACTTCTTGATCTGATTGTTCTTGAATAGATTTTCCGTAATAACTCATAGGCGTGTCACTAAAAACTTCCTCACCATCTCGTTTCCTATTTAGGTGGCGTAAATAGTCTGCTTTTGATAAAAATTCTCCCTCATCAGGTGCTTCACCATTTACCTGTTCCCAAATCCATAAAGAACTATGACCATATTCCTCTAAGAAATTAGGTAAAGTCATTCCATCAACGGCATCTTCTTGTGCCTGTATAACTATTGCTCCTATTTTACTCATCATCTTTCTCCATTGGGGTTTTCATACACCATCCATGATCTCTTAGGTGTTCTTTAGTTGTTATTTCATTACCATACTCATCATAACGAACAAACCCATCAGGAAGTTTGTATTCTTCACCTACTGACATACCATGAAAAAAAGCATCTCTATTGTTTTCCTGATGAATAAAAAAGTCATTTTCATCTTCTTCTATTGGTTGGGGAAACCCATATTCTAAAGCACACTTAAAGCCAACATAAAACCATTCAGCAGAAGTCCAATTACCAATAGGGTGTATTTGTCCATTTGTTAGTTCAATATCTATTTTAGGTTTATTACTCATTTCTTTCTCCAGTTTGTCTTTCTTTTTTTCTTTTTATCTCTCTTGTAGATAGTAGTAGTGAATGTTGAGTATTTGGATGATAAGGGGTAATTTGTCCACGACTAACTCTTTCGATAGATCTATTTCCTCTATTTTTTGTCATTTCTTTCTCCAGTTAAATTCTTCATAAGGTTGGGGTTTTGGTTTTCCTGGTGTCATCATTTCCCATTTCCTTTGATTGATAAAAGTCTGTAAGTGAGGTATATATCTTTTCTCAGTTACATCAAAATCTAAGTTTACAGTAGAAAGTATTGGTAAAACTGTTTTCCAATCTTTTATTTTTTTAATAAAGTTATTTAACTCTGTATCAAGTCCTCTTTTCTTTCCACTATAGCGTTGTCTAAAATCTTCAAACAATTGTCGATCTTCTGTAGAGATACTCTCTTTCTCTTTAGGAATCTCTTTCTCTTTAATATCGGTATGCATTTCCGTATGTACGGAAAGCCGTAGGTACGAAAAAGGATATATATGGAACTCATTGCTAAAGAACCTATGCTTATCATCTTTTAATCTTACAACACGATATAAACCTGCCGTTCTTAGACACTTCATTGCTTTAAGATATTTAGATCTGCCCATATCGAAATGAGATCGAACTTGATCCTCTAGGACTATCCAGTTTTGAGGTTTAGATTGCAGATAACACCATATAGCCAAAGCATCAGGATTATCAATAGCCTGGACAACCTCTCTACTTAGCATGAAATAGTGTATATCTGCTTGGTGAGTTTCTAACTTATGGATTGGCATTGGGAGATTTTAGCATAAGTTTAACTAATGGATCTTTATACCATGTTTTCCCATTAATCCAATTATTTGTATCAACCCTATCTTCACCCTTGTTTTTAGTTTTTCTAACATTAGCAAAAATCTTTTTAGGATCAGATATTCTTTTAAGCCTTGCTCTAGCAGTAACTGTTGAACAACTTATTTTTAGTGATAATTCATTAACAGTTATTTTTTTTCCATTATCTAAAGTATAGAGTTTTACCCAATATCCCGATAATCCTCTGACATATTCTATACCATCTTCAATTTTAGTTTCCATGATTAAAAAGGTATATCATCTTCAGGTTCATCTCTACCTTGATCACCCATTGGTCTTTCATAAGATTCATTATTAGGCTCACTATTAGGCTTCCACAAATCTACTTCGACTTTGTGAGTTTTACCATGCTCATCTGCACCATCTTTAAGAGGAGTTACTTTAAACTTTAAGTAATTAGAACCTTTAAATTCTATTACATGTTCATTTTCTTTTAACCACTCGGCTTCTTGTTTAAGCCTGGTCATGTTGATTGAAAAAGAAAAAGCACCACCATCAAACATATACTTACCTCTTCCTACATAGATTTTTTTCTTATCTTCCATAATTATTCCTATTAATTAAAAAAAGGGGGAATATTATCGTAATTCCCCAAGCCGACTAGTCATAATGGCTTACGCACTTAATTATTGTGAATGAAAAACCCCTGATAACCTTTAAAAACAGGGTAAAAGCACATTCACTTCTGCTAAGTGATAACAGAACAATCACTTTCCGTTAAATACTTTTTCGTAATAGTCTACCATAGGAATGTACCTAGAAGTTTCTATTAATTTTCCATTATCATTTAGGGTTTTTTCTTCAAGCCATTCCCAAATTTTAGTGGCTTGTTCAAGATCGCCCTTTTTCTTGGCTTTATCAATTTTAGTTTTAATCTCGTTGATATGTTCGTTCCATGATTGAGTTGGTGTTTTTGGTTTGGTTTTAACCGCTCTCTCACCATCATCATCTTCAACTTCAAGAGAGAAGATTGAAATGAGAGAATATCTACGATTGTATGTAATACTCGATCCTAAACTTTGGGAATCTTCCTTAACCATAATTAACCTGACATTAGACTCAATGTATTCTTCAGGATGATCGACCAGGAAAACCCTTGTATTTAATAAATCAATTCCATCAACATATTGAATAGTTTGTACATAACCCATTCCTAAATCATATAGAACTGGTTTAATTGTGTCGATTATGTTATTGATATTAGCGTAATGATAATTAAGAAATTCATTTTTAGATGTTCTCTCTACTGAATCTACTTGAGAACGAAAATCCATTAATGCTTTATAGATATTTGGTTTTTTCTTTTCCATTATTTTGTCCTTTTTTAGAATGTTAGATACAATTATAACCCAAAAAATAGTTTTTCTTGCCTCTTTTTTTAATATATAATTAGGTTTCAAAAACAATAAAAGGAAAGAAAATGAGTGAAACAAAAATAGTTTATAAAAAAAACAAAGTAACCATAACAATGGATAGTGATTATTATAGAAATTTGTTAGATGGATTTAACAATCTTAAAGATGCTACAGATATGCTAATGGAGTGTAATGATTTATATATAAGTAATGTTGATAAATTAAAAACACTTGAATTTCGTATGTACCAGGCTTTAGGTTTTTGTAAGCCTACTGGTGGTTGCTATGGGTGTGATGCAGTTATGTCAAATGATCCAAATGCAGAGGTGAAAAAATGAGTACATTTAATGCAGATTTTGATGGATCAGATTACAAACCTAAACACGACAAGAATAGATTAAAAGGTCAAATCCTAAGAGTTTTTAATGCAGTTAAGTTTGGGGATTGGTTTACCTTAGATGAATTACATCATATAACTAATGATCCCCACGCAAGTATATCAGCACAACTTAGACACCTAAGAAAAGAAAAGTTTGGTTCTTATAATATAGAAAAAAGACCAAGAGGTGAAAGGTCTACTGGTCTATGGGAATATAGATTGTGGGGTTCTTTAAAATGAGCAATCACTTAATAAAACAATTAGATAGAGAAGTAGACTCTCTAAGAAGTAATATAGGTTTCCAGGTTTCTGTTCGTAATAAAATTGTTGATTGGTTAGAGGGCGAGATAGAACACAACGAACCTGTTATAAATGGTGATGAAGTATTAACTGATGGTACTCACGATATTCATGTTGGGCGTACTGAATGTGCTGAAAGTTTACTAAGTATGATAAAAAAATGGGAGGATTAAATGAATGAGAAAGATTATAGGAAGTCAACAATTCTTGTAGAGGTTACTGAAAATGATTATTGGGATAATTTCTATAATCTAATACAAAAGGGCAAACCATTTGAATGGTCTTTCCCGACTTTGGAAGATAAATCACATTATATAACTATTAAATTTATATCTGAGGAGGATTAAATGAATGATAAAGATTTTGTAACAAGGCTTAGAGAAATTTTTGATATGGATAAAGATTTGAAATCTATGATAACAACAAACGAAAGTTTCATTGACCTATTCAAATCTCATACTGAATTACTTAAAGATATATTGGATTTAAAGATATTACCAAGTGAACCAGTATTAAGTTTACATGATCCATTGAAATTTGAAATCTATGACCAGGAGGGGTTATATATGTACACTATTGACACCACTCCACATTACAACCTCAATCAAAAAATCAAAAAAGAATTAAAACTTGATGATTATTACTTATAATTTCTGATATACTGAAAACAGAAGTTAGGGTTCTTCGTAGTGATAAGTGGTTGTAAAATCAGATTCGGTCTACCACTAGACACCTGATGAACTACATAAAAACCCACCTAATATACCTCCGAGTCCTGAGTAAGACTTAATAAAGGCTCACTAATTTAATATAAGGAAAGCAAATGACAACATATAACTGCGTAGTAAGACTTGAAACATTCCATGATATTGATGCTGAAAACCTAAAAGATGCATTTAAAAAGGTTAAAAAGTCATGGAAAGAGATGCATGATATTGAATTGAATGATTTCGATATAACGGCATATAAAGATATGGGCGAAAGATTAAGTAAAGGAAATGTGCCTTATAGACAATTTGATGAAATTAAAAGAGAGGAGGAAATATGAAGTATTGACAGGAAAGTTATTGCAAACAAATAGGGTGGAATTATTTCTGCCCTTTTTTTTTTGCTTTTTTTGTGTTATACTAAAAACTCATTTAATAAATGGAGGTTTAAAAAATGGAATATTCAAAGAAAACTAGAGATAAGATACAAAAAATTTTAAAAGAGGAGGAGGAATACCCCTTTAAAACTCTAAGAAATTTAGATTTTAAAAACTTCCCTAAAGGTGAAACTGTTTTTCCTCACCAATGTCAGCATTGTGGTTGTGGAATGGGGGAGGGTTATTTTTTAAATGAAGATAATTATGCCTGTTCACAACATTGTATGATTAGTTTGCTTTACAGTCAAAATGCTTATTACTGGACAACATGGGAAGAACACTCACAACAATATATTAAAGATGGACAACCTGTCTATGATTCAGAGGGTAACTCTTACTATGCAACTGGGGAGTTTAAAAAGGAAAATGTTTATCTTGGTGAATTATCATTTGAGGGAGGGCATGACTATGAATACTATTAAAGCAAACATAGAAAGCGATATTGAATATAGTGAGCGTATTCAGGAACTTTGTCCAAAATGTCAATCTCATTTAGAACACGATAGAAACTTAGATTGGGAAAACGAAATATGGATATGTGCTAATTGTAATACTGAATTTTCAGTCCATATCGAGTTTGTCAGAGATTGGGAAGATATAGAGGAGGTAGAGTAATGTGGACAGTATGGGTTGGTGGTACAGAAGTTACAGATAATTATGTAGATAGAGATACTGCTGATAGTATTTTGACAGACTATTTACATCAGGGATATGATGATGTTTATATTGAGGAAGTGTCCAAAGAAAGAGATCATAATTTAAAGGAGGTGAAAAATGATTGACCAGGCTATTAACATAGTATTAGTAATTTTCGTTTTATTATCGGCTTTAGGTATATCAATATTAATAACTTTGTTTTGTTATTATTACCTATTCAAATAGGGGATATTATGCTTAGATGTAATAAATGTCATAAGGCTTTACAAGTAGCACATAAAAATAATAATTGTTTTGCTTGTAAATATTACAAGGGTTTTATAAGTAATAAAACTGGTTTTAGATATAAAATTATCCAATATTTTATAGGTATATTATGAGTAAATTTTTCAGGGTAGAAAAACAAAAAAATGGTTCTTATTTAGTATCATATTATTCTACTAAAGGTAAACTTATTCAGGGTATATATCGTAACTGTTTATCTTATACTGCTTTAAAGAAATTTAAAAAAGATAAAAAACATCTCTTAAATTGATTTATAATTAAGGTTCTTTAATAAAGAGAGGTATAAAAAATGAAAATTAAAAAACTCCCTGATGTAGAACCTGAAGAAAAAATATACGGCTTTCAGGTATTCTTAAATAATTGGATAATAGAAATATATTTATCTTTAAATACAGGATTAAATTTTTACTGGTCGTATGATAAAATCCTTAAAGATTTGGCAATATCTTTTGCTATTTTAAAGATTGGGTTTATTAACTTAAATAAAGAGGTATAACAAATGGATAATAACAAAAGAAAAAAAGAGGGTTTAAACTGGTTCGATAAAAACCTAAAATCAGTTTTTGAAAATGCTTATAACAAACACCCCAAAATATTTAATACTGAAAAATATATGTATATGTATTCTAAAGGTGATTGGGATTATTTCAAAAATAAAGATACTAAACATTATGAAACTGTCAGGAGGGTGTAATTATGACATTAGATAAAAATAATATTGTTAAAACCTATAATGCTTTATGTGAAAAATATAGAGCCGTAAATAGTATAGATTTAAACGATTTATCCAATAATGAATTAATCATATATATTACAGGTCAAACATTAAAAATGCGACCTTTTAAGGGTTCGTATGATAATGCTTTATATTGGGTTAATGAAGTTGGGAGGGATAAAGCAATTCAGACATTTATGAAAGCAAAAAAAAATATTGATTTGAATTTTTAAACACTAACAAAACCCCAAAACATAACCCCCTTTATTGGGGGTTTTTTAATTATATTGCCACGATCATAATATATAGTTTATAATTAGGGTTCTTAATTAATAACCTATGGAGGTTAAAAAAATGCCAGTACATCAAAAAATGATTGATAAAGATATAAACATAGCACTTAAAAAACATGGGGGCTTTTTTGCCTTTGGTAATGACCAATTTAAAAAAGCACATAACCCAAAATTAAAATATATTTCTTTAGGTTCTGGTTTATATGCACCTAAAAAAACCTATAAAAACCTAATTATTGATATTGAAAAAGCAATACAAGGTGAAATAGAACTTGATTTAAGGGTTAACAGTATTAAAGACATTATATGGAGGGAATTAGCAAATTATGAATGTCAAATTGTGGGGAGTGTTTCCGATTGTGTTGACGCTTTAAAGGGGCATGGGATAACTAAAAAGCAAATTATGAACGAATACCCAGCCTATTTTGATTATTGCATAGAAAATAATTATTTTTAAGGGTTCAATAAACCCCAAAACCTAAACCCCCTTAATTGGGGGTTTTTTATGGTATTATTTAGGTTCTTTAAATAAAGAGGTGTAAAAATGGATAAAGAACAATTAGAAAATTTTAAGCAAATGAAAAAATTAATCAAAAATTGTCGTTATGTGTTGGGGTGGGTTCGTACTGGTGAGGGTGATGGGTGTTACTTAGAGATTAAAAAATGTAGTATATTGCATAATATGAAAGAAACCCCCCATGAATTTGATATTAATCAATTTCAAATGATTAAGTCAGATTTATATATTAACTAATTAATACACCCTGAAACTAAGCCCCCTTAAATGGGGGTTTTTTTTGTCCTGTTGAAAGTAGAACCCCCCAAAAGAAGAAACACCAAGTTTAGATATACGATCATTTTTTAAATTCGTTTAGTTTCTTCTGTTTGTTCAAGCTCTAAAACCCTAAAAAGTTATAGTTTCTTCTGTTTGAGTATCTTAAATGGTGATTAATGCCTTTAGACCTCCAAATTTGCCCTAAATCCAATTAAAAACCTAAACCCTAAACCAACACCAACAGATAAAAACATAAAGCCAAATAGATACAAAGAGTTAAACAACAGATAATAGTTAAATACCACAAAGGAACTATAGAACCATAGACAAAGAATAAACCAATTCAGGGGATTAATTCAGGGGTTCAAGGTTGGACTAATTCAGGGGTTCAATAATGGGGTTAATATGGTCTATCCTAAACACATATACTTCTATTCTAAACCCTAAAATAATACCACTCTCATAATTTCACCATATATATACTAAAACCCCTATATCAAAGGGTTTAAAGGGCATATAAGCACTTCCAAAAACAGGATATTATGTTAAGTATGGGGTAGGGAGGCTCATCTCCATCGAAAGCTAATTGTGCACCCTCCCTAACACAAAAAACGAAGTTTCAAAAAACACTACCAATAATCCGATATTATGTTAAGTTTTATGGTATAATACTTACTATTATTTAAAAGGTTGTATTGTGAGCAAAAAACCCAATAATCCCGCTATGAAGAAGGGAATGGTTTCTCTAAATCCAGCAGGTCGACCAAAAGGTTCGGTTAATAAATTTACCGCCCTCGCAAGAGAGCTGATGTCGGATAAGAGTCCTGAAATAGTGGAAAAGGTGATTTCAAAGGCTTTAGAAGGCGATGTTCATTGCTTAAAGATGTGTTTGGACAGAATACTACCTGTACACAAGGCTGTAGACCCTAATCGTGCTAAAAACGACTCACAGGTGATTATTAATGTATCAAGTATAGAATCAATTCAAAAACAGATTGGAGATACGCCAAAAGAGAAGTTGGTTAATCCTAAAGAGAGGAATGATGAGGAAACTATAGTAAATGTAGCTAGAAATGTCTGAATTAAACATTGATCTACACCCAGCACAGTTAGAGATATTCAATTCTGATAAGAGATTTAAGATAGTTGCTGCTGGTAGACGATTTGGAAAGTCTTATTTGTCTGCCTGGTTATTGTTGATTAATGCTATACAAGCTGAAAGTAAAGATGTATTCTATATTGCTCCTACCTTTCAACAAGCGAAAGATATTATGTGGGGTATGCTGAAGGAATTAGGTCGAGATTTAATTTCTGCTGCCCATGAGAATACTGCTGTATTGACATTGATAAATGGTCGTAAGATATACCTCAAGGGATCTGACCGACCTGAAACTCTGAGAGGCGTAGGACTTGCTTATGTCGTGCTCGATGAATATGCTTCTATGAAGCCTGTTGTATGGGAACAGATTATTCGCCCTACTCTTGCTGATGTTCGTGGTGGTGCTTTGTTTATAGGAACACCTTCTGGAAAGAATCATTTCTTTGATTTATACCAGGATGCCTTTGAAGATGATGATTGGGATGCTTTTCAATATACTTCTGTTGATAATCCCTTTTTACCTGCTGATGAAGTAGAGGCTGCGAAGAAAACAATGTCCTCTATGTCATTTAGGCAAGAATTTGAGGCTTCGTTTGAAACATTCTCTGGTGGAATCTTTAAAGAGGAATGGTTTAAGGTTGATGAAGAACCAGAAGAAGGGAGTTATGTAATTGCTATTGATCCTGCTGGTTTTGAGGAAATAGAGAAAGAACGGAATTTAAAACGATCACGATTAGACGAAACTGCTATTGCGATTGTTAAAATAGATAGAGATAAGTGGTGGGTGAAGGATATACTCCACGGCAGATGGAATATTAAAGCAACTGCTAAAAAAATTCTTCAAAGTGCAATAAAAGTAGAGTCTGCTACAGTTGGAATTGAAACAGGTTCTCTAAAAAACGCAATTCTTCCTTATTTGGAAGATGAAATGAGAACAGAGGGTAGATGGGTAACTATTGTAGAGTTACGACATGGTGGCAAGAAGAAAACTGAAAGAATTACATGGTCGTTACAAGGAAGAATGGAACATGGGCAGATAACCTTCAACCCAGATAGGGATTGGAGGGATTTCAAATCACAACTGCTGGATTTTCCTAACCACTTGGCACACGATGATCTTTTAGATGCTCTTAGTTATATTGACCAAGTAAGTGTGGCTGATTTCGCCCACTCAATCGAATTAGATGATGAATGGAGTCCAATAGACAATGTTGCTGGATATTAAACAGTTTAATGATCTAACAGAAGAAGAATTTAATAAATTAGTTGAATTTAGTAATAATCAAGATAATTTACAGGAACGCTATATCGTTGCCTGTCAGATTATATCGAATTTAACAGATGAAATAGATCCAGATTTCGGGGATGATGAATCGGTAGATTTAACGATTTGTAAGTTATTAATGGATGGATTAATTGAGGTTGAACCAATAAGTAGGATATTACACTAAATATGAATACAGAAAATAAGTATCAAGCATTAGCAAGTTGGTTGAATTACAGACTTGAAGGCTGGAGAACCCATAGAAACATCAATTATATTCCCATGTGGGATGAATATTACAGATTATGGCGTGGTATTTGGTCTGCTGAAGATAAAACTAGGCAATCTGAACGCTCTAGGCTTATTGCTCCAGCTTTACAACAAGCAGTAGAGTCCTCTGTAGCTGAACTAGAAGAAGCAACATTTGGGCGAGGCAAGTGGTTCGACATCAAAGATGATATGCTTGATGAAGATCCAAGCGATGTTGAGTATGTACGCAATCTCCTACAAGAAGATTTGGAAAAAACTGGTGTAAAAGACGCTATTTGTGAGGTTTTCCTCAATGGTGCTATCTATGGAACAGGTGTTGGAAAGATTGTAGTCAAACAAACCATTGAAAGAGCACCCTCTGAAGAACAAATTGAAGGAACAATGGCTACTACACGCACAATAGTCGAATATCCATCCATAGATGTTCATGTTGAGCCGATTTCACCTAAAGAATTTCTTATTGATCCATCTGCGAACTCAATTAATGATGCTCTTGGGGTTGCTCACGAAGTAATTAAGCCTAGATACCATGTAGTTGAGGGTATTCGCTCTGGAATTTACAGAGATGTACCTCTTGATGGTGATTATGACACAGTTAAATTTGGATATGATCCAGAAACCAAACAAGCAGACGAATCTGACTCCGTAAAGATTTGTGAATATTGGGGAAAAGTTCCTAAACGCTTTCTTAAAGCAAATGCTGACAAAGATGACTTTGAATACAGTAAAAAAGACAAAGATGAATTAGTAGAGGCTGTTGTTACAATGTGTAATGACGAACATATCCTTAGAGTAGAGGAAAACGCCTTTATGATGGTTGATAGACCCTTTATTTCCTACCAACACGACATTGTACCCAATAAATTTTGGGGTAGAGGTGTGTGTGAGAAGGGATATAATCCTCAAAAGGCACTAGATGCTGAAATGAGGGCAAGAATTGACTCTCTGGCTTTAACAACTACACCTATGATGGCAGCAGATGCCACTAGATTGCCAAGAGGAGTAAAGTTCGAGGTGCGAGCTGGTAAAACTGTCCTGACCAATGGTTCTCCAAGAGAGGCTATCATGCCTTTAGACATGGGTACAACAGATCCCAATACATTCAATCAGGTCGCATCTCTCCAAAACATGATTCAGATGGGTACAGGTAGTGCTGACCAGGCTCAAGCTGGAAGTGAAACAGCTAGTGGTATGTCAATGTTACAAAGTGCAGCAATTAAACGACAAAAGCGTACTTTAATGAATTTTCAAAACACTTTCCTTATTCCTTTAATTAATAAAGCTATGTGGAGGAAGATACAGTTCGATGTTGAACGCTATCCTGTGAGTGATTACAAGTTTGTGCCTTATTCGACTATGGGAATTATGGCAAAAGAGTTAGAAATGACACAGATGGTGCAGATGCTACAAACCATACCTCAAGA